CCTCTTGATGTACTTGCCGCCCCGTATCTCGTCACGGACATCCCCGGCGCTGGCGAGGCCGTTGACCGTGATGATGTTGCCCTGCGAGTCCTTGACCTTGAAAGCGTCCAGACCCAGCGGCAAGACATTCGACCAATGAGGCTCGTATGTCCCGTTCCTCGAAGCGTCGGAGAGGTTGACGCAGATGTCGTGGTTGTATGAACCTGGGAAAGCTCCGAAATTTATATGGGCGTAGGCGCTCCCAGCCGGAGGGGTGAAAGTCGGTTCGTACGCCGCGTCGGAGAGATAATTCATGTCCTTGTCATAGAAAATGACATAATTGCTGACAGCGTTCTTAACGAAATATGTTTTCCCCGCAAACACCCGGATAGGGTTTTCCGTACAGTATTCACCAGGATAATAAGACCGGCTGCCAGTACCGGTATTCCAATATCCAAAACCCCACTCTTCGTCCCAGAGGTTGAATCCGACGGTCTCGATGCCCTCTGCGGCGACGCTGATAAGCTCGCCGGGGTTGTAGTCATAGTACGCCTCCGGGAACATCGCCTCGAACTCCGCAACAGTCTCCGGCTCGTTGCCGGCGCCGAACATCTGAGTGAGGTCGTGGCACTGGCAAGAAACGTCAGCGTCAATAGTTGTCCCTGCCGGGACGAAGACAGCCAAGGATGTATTACCAGAGAAATCTGCTGTAATGATAACGCTATCGCCGGAGGTCGCGTAGTTAATATGGCATGGAGATGAGATGCCTTTTGTCGCCATGTAATATTTGTGACCGAGAATAACAGAAAATTGCGTCGTAGCAGTATAAATTGTCGATTCTGTGCTTGTACCGGAATAATGAAGTTTTAAAGGGCCGACTCGTGTTCGTGTAATGCCATATACTTCTGCGGCCTCATTAATATCTGTCAGAATTTGGTTCCACGCCAGCGTCTTTCCCTTGATACTGTCAATCCTGTAAGCATCCGCTATATCATGTACTGGAGTTGCCTGATAGGTGAACTCCTCATCTTCTAAAGTGGTCTCTTTAATGACAGTCGCTGATGCCGCATTATCATTAACACCGATGAAGTCAGACGCATGTTTGCCGTCCAGCAAATCAGCGTTAAGGTTGGTCACGAGGTTCGTGTTAGTCATCGTCCCTCCAGTCAGTGGCAGGTAACCGTCCAGCGCCGACTTCACCCCTCCTGAGGTCACGAGATTGGCGCTGTTGGCGGTAGGGGCTGAGTCAATGCCGGGGATTCGCGAGTCCCTGACCTCCTCCACGCTGTTGTCAGGGAGTTTAACCTTGTCAATCGCCATGGCCTAAGGTTTTTGCAGTTCGAGGTCGTCATACTTCGCCACCTTAACCTTGTCGTTAGTCCCGACGGTTATGGCCGGGGCTGACCTCAAGGCGGCGGTTCCCACATTTGTCACGGCTGTCCCGGTCACAGCTGTCCCGAGTCCTGTCATCACGTCCGAGCCTCCGCCTCCGGCGCTCACCCCTCCGGTGGCCACGGTCTTCGCGTCACCGAGAGTCACCTTGCTCGCCTCCAACGCCGTGCCGAGGGAAGGGGCCTCGCCGTTCCCCCCGCTGATTATGAGGGTCGTGGCCTCGTTGCCTGTTCCCATGGCGAAGTTCCATGTCGATGCCGAGCCGACAGATGTCACGTTGGGGATGGACACGGAAGCGTTCCCGGTCACGTTGGGGACGGTCGTGGTCTCCAGCTTCCCGGACTGACCGGGATAAGACTTCACGAACGTGTCCGAAGTCCCGCCGCTGATGTCCACCGGTGGCTGGCTGGCGGTGAAGGTTGTTCCCTCACCCAAAACCATGTCTCCGTCACCCTTCTCCAATGTGAGGTTGTCAAGGTTAAGCTCGGTGGTGCCCAGCTTCTCCCATGTGTAGGACGACCCGCTCTGGACTGTCACGTACTCTATCCTCACGTTGTCCCCGGAGCCGTCAGGGTCAGGCACGAGGTAGATGTGCCCCAGCGTGTTCTCCGACGCCGTTGGCAGTGTGTTGACGGCGAGGTAGCCGCCCTTCATCGCCTCCGCTATGGCCGCCAACACCTCCGCGCGGGTGTAGGTCTCCGATTTGGTGTACACATTCTCCAGCTTGCTCTGGGCGTCAGAGTCGGCGAGAATGTAGATGTTCCCCGAGGGGAGCTTTATTCTGTCAATGATTGGCATATCTTATCTGTTTTTTTGTTAATTCCTGTTCAGCACCAGCGTAGTCCCCTCGACCTCGAAATTGTCGTCAACGTTCAGCTTGTTGTTCCACGCGGCTCTTTCCGCTGGCGTTATGTGCCTCACGTTGTCGTTTATATGCTCGAGGAGGGTATCGGCCACGTCGTCCCCGACAAAGGCCAGGTCGCTCACATAGGCGTTCCCCGAGCCTATCTTCACCCCCGGCACATAGACCGTCTCACCGTCAATCTCCCTGGATGACTTGTCGGTGTAGATTATCAGCTCATCCTTGGCCGGCACATAGTCCTGCCCCGCCCAGTATTCCGTCGTCCCCGACTTTATCGTGGCCTTCACGTCAACCCTGTCCAGTATCTCCTGGACCTCGTCAAATGTCTGGTGCAGTCTCTTCTTCGTTGCCATCTCTTAACTTGTTTTTGTCACATACACCCTTCCCCCGTCAATGGTCAGCACCACCTGGTCGGACGCCCATAACGGCCAGTCGCCTAGGTCGGTGGTACAGATGAAAGCCGCCCTACACTGGATATCCCGTCTTATCGTGGCCCTCCCGGTCAACTCGTGGATAACATAACAGCTTCCCTTAAGGCCGCCCACCAGCGTGGCGCTCAACCCTTCAGCTGGAATATACAAAACCGTTAATTCCCTAGAACCTTCGATGTGCGCGGAAGCCGATAAACATCCCATAGTCTTACACTTTGATTATCTGCGCCAAGACTTTTTTATCCACCTCATTCCTGATGCCATCATCCCAGTCATAGTCCGGGACAAGAGCGTGGAACACGATGTCTATCGTGCCCGTCTTTAAATCAGTGGCCCTCACGCAGATATAAAACTTCCCATCCGCATCCTCTATGCACTCATTCTTAGGGAAAGTCTTGAGCGTTTTGCCACCGGATTTCAGTAGCACCTCCCAATCGTCATCTTCCATGCTGAACCCAGGCGCTTCCATCTCAATAAGCACCTTTAAGTCCGTACCCAGATAAATTGAGTCTGCCATATCTTTAACTGTTTGCGACAAAGTTAGAAAAACGCCGCGGATTTCACAACCGGCGACGTTAAAGTTTTAGTACATGTGGAACCTTAGCGCGAATTTAAGAAGAAGGTATTGGGAGCGCAAGGGTACATGTGATAATTGTTAGCGAATAGCGACATAGAAAGATCCGCCCGAGCTTCTGACGACTCTCCTGAACTCTGTAAGCAAGTCCGCCAGGTGCTGCTCTATCGTCGGCATGCGCCCCACCAGCCCCAGCATCTGGTCCTCGTAGGTCGGCCCCTCGCTAGCGGTCGTCCTCACGTTGGCGGGAGTGTCACCGACAAGAGCCCCGCGGATAGCGGCGACGTTCTCGGCAATCGCCGGCACGTGCGAGATGTAGAAGTTCGCCGTGTTGACCGCGGCGGCCAGGCCGAGAATGGACTCCTCGGACGCTCCGGCGATGTCACGGGAGATACCCGTGAACTGCCCGGCGTGTGTGCGGAGGTCTATGCCAGCCGTCGTGAGGTTGTTCATCAGCCCGGTCATGGCGTCATTGATCTGCGGGATGGCCGCTGTCGCCATGGCGCTGATCTTGCCTATCTCGGCGGCCGTCAACTCGCCGTCAATGGCGAGATTGTCTATCTCGTCGAAGATCGGCCTCAACAGATTCTGCATAGCCTTGCCCGCCAGGGATTTGACGATCATGTTGTTCACCATGTCCTTAAACTTCTCGCTGATAGCGTCGGTCGTGGAGCCGAACTCCATATACGCCTCAATCCAGGCGTTGGCGAAGTCCTCGGCGGCGGAGGTCAAGTCGGTGCCGGAGAAGAACTCGGACAACTGGGACTGCATGTCGAGTATCTGGTCCTTTACCTCCTCGGCGGACTGGTTGAATTCGTCTATCTTCTGCTGGTCCTTCTTCTTGCCCTTCTGGCTTTCCAGTCTCGCCTGCTCCTCGTAAGCCGCCTGCTGGGCCTGGAGGTTCTTCAGCTGCTCGTTGTAGTTGTAGATGTAGTCTGATCCGAAAGCCTTCGCCATAGCCGCCTCAAGGCGACCGTAAGAGTACGAGAGCTGGGAAAGCAAGCGGTCCTGCTCGTCGATCTGCTTGTTGATATTCTTGATGCTCAACTGGCTCTTTGTGCCGAAAATACCGGAAATGAGGTCCCCGGATCCTTTTATTATATCAACTATCCCGGTAAAATCCCCGGCTATTACCTTGCTAAGGCCCATAGCCAATTCCGAAGCCCCGCCGACAGTCTTGCCTATACCCTCGGCGATGATGTCAAAAGTCTCAGAGACATCGTCGCTGGCGAAAGTGGAAACTATTTGGCCTATGCCGTCCAAGGAATCAGAGACATAGCCAGCCCAGTCCTGCATCTTCTCGGCGGCATCTTCTATATGTTTGGCGACGTTGCGATAGGAATTGGCAGTATCTTGAGCTTCCTCGGCCTCTTTTTTGGCGGCGTCAACCACCTTGGCCTGAGCTTCCATCTCCTCTTGTTTGGCTTTTGTAATACCATTTTCAATACCATATAAGTCCACCGCCTCGTGATATTCTCTCTCGAACATTTCGTAGAGAGCCTCTTCGCTTTTAAGCCTAGCGTCAGCATCAATAGCCGCCTGATCTGCTTCCGCTCTAGTCTGCTGTTTCTGGAGTTCCCGGTATTGCTTGATCGACTCAACCAAAGCCTTAAACGGGTTCCTTTGGGCTATTTGCTCATCCAGTTCGTTCAGCCTCGACTGCAACTCCTTCAACTCCCTCGGATGAAGGTCTTTCCAGTTCTGCTTCATTCCTTCCAGATTCTCCCGCATATTACGGAGCATTCGGCCAGAAGCGGCGTCAAGGTCGGCGAAGAGTTCAATATACATCGGAGTGTCCTTGAACGCCTCGTAAGCCAGCTTTGCAGAATCCTCCGCCTCTTTCTTCGCGTTTTGCTTCAGAAGTTGTTTTTTGGCATTGTCAGATATATCCATCGCCTGAATCTGGGCAGTGCGTTGAGCGGTTTTTTTGGCGATTTCTACACGTTGCTCGCCGTAAGTTTTCGCACGCTCAAGAGCCTTGACGAGGTTTTTGGCCTCATCAGCCTGGAATTTCTCCGAGTTGGCGGCCATCTCCTTAAGGCGCTTTTGCCACTCCTCCGGGAACTTGTCCAAATTGGCGAGTATCACCGAGAAGTTCTGTGTTGAGAACGCCTTGCGCAACTTGTCGGTCATCGCACTGGCGTCAACAGACTCCAAAGCCTTGTTCAACTCGCCTTGCAATCTTTCCTTGAAATCTTGGCCGACATCACCGTAAATGGACACGCCCATAGTCGCCGCCAGTTGCTCGTCGCCAGTAAGGTCTAGGATGTCGTTGTAGAAGTTCCTCGCCGTCTCGGAGCGCTTGATCTCGTCGGAAAGTTTCTGAAGTGCGTCCTCAAGGTCTTTCTTCTTCTGGCTGATGTCAAAGTCGGTCTTGGCGTCCCAGAGCGACTGGAGCAGTTTCTGGAGGTCCTGAATATCCTTGCTCTTCTTTGTCGTGTCAATGCCAAGCAAGTCCGTCGCGGAAACGCCCTTGACGCCCTTGGCCTTCAGTTTGTCCTGCACGGCCTTAATGGCATCGTCGTACCACTTGCTGAGGTCACTGGCCGCCCTAGCCTGCTCCTCGGCGGACATGCCCAACGATGTGCCGCGGCCTAGCATCACGCCAGCCTCCTCGCTCAACGCCTGGCTGGAGGTCATGTATTCCCTTAAGTCATCATACCCTTTCTTGAAGTCCTGCATGAATTTTATCCGCTCCTGCATCCGGGTTATGAAGGGATCGGTCTGACGAGTGCCGGTGGTGCGCTTATTATTAATAAGACTCCATGCGTTATAGTCAGTCAAAATCTGGGAATACAAATTTTGCATGGCTTTGGCGTCGGATAGGAAAACAGCTAATTGTTCCTTCTGCCTGCCCGTGGCTTTTTCTAACGCTTTAGAATAAAAGTCTACTAATGAAGTTTGCACATTATAAGCCTTGGCAACAGCGTCAAGGGCATCTTTGGTATTCTCAAATTGTTCTATTTGATCTGTGGAAAAGGCTTTTGTTTTAGAGTTTGTACTTTCCAATGTGGTGGTGTATGAATTAAGTTGCATTTTCCAGGCATTCCCAAAAAAGTCGGGCAATGCCGGACCTATAGGTTCACTGACCAAATCTTGCAACTGATTATCGGCATCTTCTACCTTTCCCGTGAATTCCTCAATTTGTTTGATAAGCCCAGTTAATTCAATCCCTAATTTTTCCATCTCATCTTCAGTAAGTTGATGGAAAACCCGTTCTGGTGCCTCATCTGTACCGCCAATTTCGTAATATCCCCCAGCCCTTGCGATATCGTTAATTTCTTGCCGTCTACCCACTAAACGTTCAATTTCACCCTCCGCCTCAATCTTTTTACGTTCTAGTAATTTGCGAATTAATTTCTCCTCTTCTTCGGTCTGAGTTCTGATTTTATTGGTGTTTATCTCTAAAGCGTTTCCTAACTGATCCGTGCCAGATACTGCCGCCGGATAAGCTTTTGCTAATTCTCTTGTGACACGGTTTAGCCGCTCTTGCTCCTCGGAAGTTTTATCGGCTTTCGCAGAAAGTTCATCATACTTGTCGCAAAGAGCATTAATGCTGTTAATCTGATTTTTGTTGCTTGTAAAAGACTCAATACTCTTTTGAAATTCGTTTGCGGAGATTGTAGCCTCATCTGTTTTTTTCGTAAGCCGGAACAGCAGGGCTATTAAGGCGGTAGCTCCGGCAATCGCTACCGCATAAGGGTTAGAAAGCAAAGCGGCGGCCATCCTATATAAAGACTTTGTAAAAAGATTTGTGGCCATCATTTCTTTCGTCTTTACCTTAACATATAGGTTGCCTAAAACTATTTGTGCCTTAGTCGCCGCTGTCTCGCCAGCAAGAGCGGCTATTAATCTGCTTTTCCCGACCACATTAAGTTCTATGGCGGAAATTTCAGCAATCTGAGAAGCAGTCAAGGCATTTTGGGCTATTCGTGCGTTAATAATCGCTACTTTATACGCCACTAAAGATGTAACTACTATTCCGATATTGCGCCCAACTTGCCGCCAATTTTGCAATAAGTCCATCGCATCCTTAAGAAGCGTTTCCATCGCCCCATGTACAACCTGGGTATTCCCTATCTCGTCATACATAATGGATAAAGCATCTTTTAATTTCATCCATTGCCCCTTTAAGGTCTCTGATTGAAGTTCCTGCATCCGATAGAACTCCCCGCCAGCGCTGGTCATATCATTGAATATTTCCTCAATCATCCG